TTAATTAGTTTCTCGATCTCTTTTTTATTCATAGGTTTATCAGCATCAGATTTATATGTCCCGTCACCTCGCTTTTTTGCTGTTTCGAGGCCGAAGGAAGCCAGAGCACCTGTAAACACGCTGGCAATGAAGGTCGGATCTATACGTTCCTGCTGGCCTAATCCTGGGATCTCTACATAGTTAAGAGTCAGGATGAAGCCACTCCATACAACGACTCCCAGCCTTACGAAGGTACTTAAGATAACTAACTGCTCCTCTTTATCATCAATTTTCTCTTTTAGCTTGCCTACAATACCTTTTTTCTTTTCCTCTTTAGGTGGGGTTTGAGGTTCTGCCATAAAATGAGTGCAATACTCCGACAATCTAAATGAACGAGATTATTGCTGCAATCATTGGAGCGTGTTTTTCTATGGTTCTAATGGCTATCTCCAATATTTCTAACCGTAGGGATCGTGATATTCGAGAAGTCTTTTCACGCCTTAATACAATAGAGAAGCAACTTGCGTCGATGACAAACAGTACACAGCTAAACCGTAATTGGAGGAAACGAGTATAATAAATTGGCTTACTTCATAGGCTTAGCTTACACCGAAAAAGTAAGCAAGAGGGCAGTTTTGCTGCTGCTGGCTGCTCTCGCCAAAATTACATAAAAAAACCCTTGCCGATGGGGGATCACAAGGGTTTCTTCGTAATTATTACTAACTACAACCAAAAATTAACATTTATATATAGTGAAGGGAAGTACTACAAGTACCTATGAGAAAACTATTGAAACCATTAAAGCCCTTAGTCTATTCTTTTTTAAAGAGTGAGCAGGGTAAACGTTTTATCTTATCTATCTTAAAAGCAGCTTCTAAACAAACAAATAATTCTTTAGATGACCAGGCAGTTGCTTTTATCGAAGCTAGACTTTTCCCAAGTGAGACAACTAAATTACAATGAAAGAGCTAGACAATCCTGCTATGCGTAGCGTTATGGGGCCAGAGTGGGTTAAAGCCCAGACAGAAAGGATGCTACGAATGGAACGTCTGTATGTGCTAGATGGCAGACACCTAAAAGGACATGCTCAACATGGTTTATACACAGGTTTATATGAAAAAGCAGAGGAGTTAGAGAAAGAATTAGATGAGTGATCTCGACATTCGAGATTTCTTCGATGCTTATGATCGAGGTGATCCATATATGAGGGCTGCAATTTCACAATTACATTGCAAATTAAAGTATCGTGCGCCAGAACTACTGACAAAAGAGGCGGATTGGTATAAGACTTGGGTACTGGGGGGTAAACGTAATCTCACAACAGGAAAACGGTATGACCAAAGTTCCCTCTGAATTTTCTTATATTACAGATCCTGTCGAACCACCAACTCTTGAAGAAGAGTTAGAGATGGAGAAGGCTATACGTGAAGCTAAGTCAATAACAGATGTAGAAGAGTTACATAGATGCTTAGAAGCAGTACTTAGGCAAAACCATCAGCAAGGAATATTTATTTCACGTTGTATGGATAAGATACATAACCTCTACGCAAAGATTGCCTGTATCGAGAACAGAGTGGAGCAACCAAAGAAAGGGAAAGAGGGCTTAACGCAATTCTTTTCTACGTTCTTCGACCCAAAAAGTTAACTCTTCTATCCGAGCCAGGGCTCTCTTAATCTCCTCTGTATCTTGAGGGATTGTATGGGCGTAAGGGGTTTCTTCTTCTGCTATGGCACGTTGTCTTTTAGTCATCTAAGGCTTGCAGAGTTTGTTGTGCATGGAGCGATGGAGATTTGAGATCGTCCCATAGAACTTTGTAGCTGTAGTGCTTAAAAGGATTCCTGTTTTTGATCTTTTTCATCTCCTCTACAACTTCTACAACATGTCCTGTTCTTCGGGGTCTGTTGATCTTGAAGCTGTCGATTCTTCTTTTTGAGACACGGTCACCTTCTACGAAGCGTTGACCGATACGATCTGGGTTAGGCATCTTTTTTGTTGTCTCTAATGGTTGAGAGTAATTTGGAGATTGCACGACCTTGAAGTCTATTTTGAACAGATCGCTCCCAATCTTGTGCATCTAAATTGGCAGCAACTTTGTAACTTTCATCATCTACATTCTTTTCTAGGAATTTATAAATCAAATCTCGTATTAAAGCACTAGGTTTTAAACCTAACTTTTGAGCTTGATCTATAAAAAGCTTGGCACGATGAGGAGATAAAAGAACCTGTAAGTGTTTACGATGTCCATGCCCTTTGCTGGTTTCAGTCATCGTTCCAAGGGATAAATTTCCATTCAATATCTTTAGGGAAGAAAGGATCTTCTGCTAGTTCTTGAGAGGAAGGGATAGGCATGTCTGAAGGCCAAAAGATTGTAGCTTCACAATCTCCTGAAATAGGTTCATCACTCGAACCAATAAAAGAAGGTACAGCATCTTTAAGGTTTGCTTTTATATAAAGTGTTTCGCTTTTAGCGTCATACTTTATCTCATGTATTTTGTGTATCCCTTGGGACATGAAGCTTAAGTACCTTCTTTAAGATAATAGTCTATTGATTCAAGATAAGCATTTAATTGTTGGAAATACTTAATATCTCTATAGGTGATAATTGAGACTTCCACATCACATTCGATAGCGACAACTACATCTCCTTCTAGCCCTGCTATGTCATCAATAGAATCTCCGTATTTCTCTTCTTCAACGTTGATAGCTACATTGTCTTCACCAATCATCGTGTAACGAACTATCGCTAGAGGAGCTGAAATGTCATTCAAGCTTCCATTCACAGAGTCAAGTTGATAATAAGAGAGTGTTGGCATGTGCCTCGTGCGGGGGGATATATAAAAAAATGTCCCATTCAAGCAAATCACGTTCCAGCAAAGGTTTTAGGCATGGGACAAGCCTGTGGGACATTTTAGTTTTGTCCCACTTCTTTTGCCTTAGAGGTAATTTCTCCAGTGATTAGATTTCTTACGTGCTTTTTTCTTGGGACATTTTGCAGTTGTCCCAAGCACTTGTCCCACATCAGATCCCGTTCCAACACTAGGTTCTACCCCTGTTGGGACATCTTCTTTAACCTCTCCCCGTGCGAGGACAGCTCTATATTTTGTTATTGGACCGGTTTCAATTATCTCGACTAACCCTTTCTTCACTAGTCTTTGGATCGATTTGCGTATAGCAGGAGGTTTCCCATCTAGAAGGGGGTCATCAACAAGTTCGTTTGTGGAGCGTGAATCGGGTGAAACTATCCTGAGCCGTTGTAAGACACGACCATGAACAGAGGATGGTGATGGTTCGGAATCAACTTCAGGAGTGTGATCAGCAACTGAGAAGCTGAGATCGTCATTCATTTGCATCAATAGTTGAGTTCCACTTCTGCCTTGACGAGATTTTTCAATTGTGATGAGGCGACTGAACTTACCAACTCTGGAAGCTTCTTCTTCAGAAGGCTTGGTTAATGCCCAAGTTTCATCTACAGCATCACGAATTGCTGAAGTCCCTCTAAACCCACCATTTTTGTTGGCATGGTGAATAATTAAAATCGTTGTTTTAGGGAAGAGGTTGCCATTGTTACGAGTTAACCAATAGAGAGGAGTTGCGAAGTCAGATTTATTTTCATCAAAAGCTTTACCTCCACTGCAACCAATTAGGGAGTCAACGATAACTAACTTAGGCTTCAACTCCTCCATCATCGTGACGAACTGAGCGTATCTCTGTAGCTGCCAATCAGTAAGGATCTTAGTATCTGACTCAATAGGATAATCAACTTCTTCAAGTTGCTCTCTTAACTGTGTAAGAGGCTGATCGCCATTCAAGATAAGAACTGGCCCCTGCTCTACTGGGACGAGCCTTCCTCTAACAACAAAAGGGGTTCCACTGGCAACATGCTTAGCGAGAGTCCATGCACTCATGGATTTACCATCACCACCTGCGCCATAAATTAAAACGACAGAAGGATTCGGAAGGACATCAGGGATAAGATATTCACGCTTGATATCCATCTGCATGAGGTCTTTCGCTGAGAAGACTCCCTTTTGATTTTCATGAGCAAGTTGATCAACAATAATTTTCTCTATTGCTGCTTGATCTCTATAACCAGACTGAAGAGCTAAGGCATTCAGTTTGTAACCAACTTCAGCAGGGTTTTCAAGATCAAGGATTGCCTTGGCACGTTTTACTACTTCTTCAAAGGGGAGAACTGTTGCTCTTATTTCCTGCACTTGCAACTTCTCTGCTTTTTCAACAATCGCAGCGATGTCGTCAGAAAACCTGGCCCTCTTCGGATCTTGCTTATCTGCAAGCCAGATTAAAGTTCCAAGTCCTACACCTGAACCTTTAAAGGAATACCAAGGTTCCACGCAAGGGTTATGGTTGTCATCTGATTCATTCCATTCATTAGCATAATCAGGGTCTTGTGAAGACCAATGTGCCCACAGATTTAAACCTAGATCAGTTGGCAGAGCTGAATTTATAGCCATTCCTACTTGAATCCATTGCTCTCTGCTGCCAGCACCCTTATGTGGGATCACACTTAGGCAATCTCCAATGATCTGAATGACTTCATCAACTGTTCTGTCTGAGAAATCTAGGTCTTTTCTATTTTGGTGCGTTACAGGAGGAGCCTTCATCTCGGCTATAAGCCACGCAGGAGCCTCTGGAATAGCGTTTAAGTCTCCATTGAGGATATAAAGACCAGCGGGAGTTTCGGTACGAGCATGGCCTGGATACTCACCGAGGAGGACTCCTTGTCTTGAGTTATTCCAGAGAATTTCGTATTCACCACCATTCTCTTCTCGGAGTCCATGTCCTCTTACGTCACCCCAAAGTTCTTCAGGTACTCGGAAGATAAACTTTGCTGCATTTTTCTTAGGGCTTCTTACAACAGGAGCACCATTAAGTGAATCACCCCAGATTTTTTCAAGGCGACGGAGATTTTTATCTACATCGAGAATTACAATACCTTTACCTCTGATGCCAGTAAAAAGTCCGATAGCACGTAGATCTGGATTCTTCCGAAGGGCAAGAGCTACATCAGCAGGGCCAAACTCTCTATCAAAACTTTCCTCTAGAGGGTTCTTACCTGTAGCACTTTTGCCAGAGTGCATGAGCGCACCCTTTCTGTAGATTGGAGCGTAAACAAGCCCTTCTACAAGGGAATCTGTGAGCTGTTCGTTATTCATGTATTATCCTAATAGGATTTGATTTTCCAATGCCTTGACCTTAGCCGAGGTCGAGGCGTTTTTTATTTTAAGCATGGTTGCGTAATAAGCGTCAAGGGTCTACAATAATATTGTGCAAAAGTTAATTTTGCATTTAACTTCTAAACTCTAACTTTTAACTACTAACTGTGAAATTCTCAACCGCAGCAACAGAGTCTTATCAAAAGTCTCTAGAACAACCTGATCAAAGCTCAGGTGTAGAAAGGTATTTCAGACCTAATAAAATACCTAACAATCAGGAAGTTGAATTTATTTTCTTAGCTGAAGATCCTAAAGAGTACTGGCAAGCCTTTGGGGAAAGCATTGAAGATAAGAAGGCAAAACCCTTCCGTTTCCCTCATAGCGACAGCACTCCTAATGGCCCAACAGATAAGGAGATCTTAGAGGAACTAGGCGGTTCTTATAGGAGAACAAAATGTCAGTTTGACAATGAGAAGAAGAAACAAATAGCAAATAAAACTGATAGTCCAGCAGTACATTGTTACGCTTGGCCTATTTGGAATATAGATGCTGGCTGCATTCAAATATTTGAAGTCAGTCAAGAGAGTCTCTTCAGAGGGATAATGAAGGAGACTGGTCTTAAGAAGTATCGTAAAGGAGTGAGTCTTGAGAAAGGCTCAGAGTTCAACTGTACGATTCACAAAGTTAAAGAAGGTTACACAAAATATACATTCAATATTATTGATAGAGATGAAGACTTCGATACAGATGCTGTAATCGATGAGTGGGAGAAGCTTGTTGAGGATGGTTTCACGATGGAAGCCTATCTTATGGGAGAAGATCCTTTTAATTCATAACAGAAATGGGCCATTCATTTGGCCCTTTTTTCTCTTTACTTATTAATAATGACTGCAATTTCAACAGTTGATGACATTCGACTGTCAAAAGAAGAAGCACAAAATCTCATCCAAGAGATTAAAGATGACTTTACTTCTATAAGGAAAAAGCTTCTCTTACTTGAAGAGAAGAAAGGCTATAAAGCCTTGGGGTATCAGTCTTTTGATGACTGTTGTAAGGAGGAATTTAAAGATATTAGTTCTAATTATCTGTATAGAAATATAGCTGCCGCACATACAGAACAAGCATTAGACAAGTTAGAGCTTTTGCCCTTGGGCAATGAGCTAAGTGAAAAAACTTTACGACCTTTAACTACTTTTAATGAAGATTACCAATCTTTAGGTGAAGCCTTTGAAAAGGCAGACCAAATTGCAAAAGAAGAAAACGATGGAAAATTAACAGAAAACATAACAAGAAGAGCAAGAGACTTCGTCAAAGATGAAAAAGTTGAATGGAAGTCTGATGAGTTGGATCGTAAAACAACAGTCGAGTCAGGTGGAACTGTCGTTGCAAACATGAGAACAGATGGTGATAAGGCTTTAATACATTGGGCCAAGGAAAATGATTGCTATCAAAGAATTGATAGAAATTCTGAATGGGGAAATCCTTATGAATTAGATAAAGATGGTAATAGAGATATTGTTTGTGATTCTTTCGAGTATTATTTTAAGCGTAAATATGGATTACATAAGGAATTACATACTTTAAAAGGGAAAGTTTTAGGTTGTTGGTGTTATCCGCAAAGGTGTTTT